CGCCGACACTTCACGATGAGATCGTGCTGCAGAGTGTGTATCCGATCCGCAAGTGAAAGGTCTCAAGTGCGTCGGATTTGCCAGTTCATAGGCAAAATGTAAGAAGACAGTGGCTGTGTTGCCAATGTCCCCGACAAGATGTCACAAAGACAGCTTGCTTATGGTGGTGGTGATTGTCTGGAGAAATGCGGAAGACAGATTGGTGGTCAAGTAAAAGTGCGCACCTGCAGCGACTTATTCTGCTGTTACTTGCCACAAATGTTTACCTATAGCCTCGAAATCGGTTGCGTCTGAAAACGAGGTCAGTAATGTCATGATGCCGCCGACGGACGTATAGAGTACTGAGGGCGAGCCGGAATTGTACTTGATATAGTTCTCGATTTCATATGTGCCCGGTCTGCCGGCATATATCTTGGTGGGCTCAGTAGACTTAATATATAAAGAGTCCTCGAGATTATCAACGACAGCATTCAGGTAAGGTTTGGTATATGTCCCACTGGTGAATTATGAAAATTACCCGACTTCAGTTGTAGCAACTGGTTGAAAAAGTTCCAGCTCGTAGTCAAATCTAATCTTTCCTAAAGATTAAGTTTGAACAGGGACTTGATCTGAAAATACACATAAGATGCCCACATCATATAGTAAGGCATCACCTTTGGTCTGATTTGGTGAATCGACAAAATATGTATTGAGTCTGGATAATTGTTCATGGGAGCATGTCATGGTTAGCTGTTTGTAAGCAGAGCCGGACACAGATCCATCATATTGTGATGCTGCGTCCACAGTGGTTGGTACGGTTTATCTTGGGTCAGCTATAAAAGTCATGCAAACATCTCCTACCTGTGTAGTAGCTACATATGGAATGAATGTAGCACTAAATTTCCTGAAGGAGTATTTGTCATAACAACGAGCAATCGTGTGAAGCCACGGAAAAGCGATAGAATTGCCGGGATTGATGTAGTATTGTTTCATCAGGCTGAACTTTGATCCGGCGGCAATCAGACTGGACTCTATAACCTCACTGTGCTTCACAGTGTATTTGTGGGCTCTGGTTTTTGACTGGTTTGAATATGATACAGGAATGAAGTTCTGACGAGTTTGTTGAATAACACCCGTCCTGAGAGCATTCATCCTTCTGGGCTTTCTCCTTAGTCCTGATCTGACTTTGGAGCGCGAGCCCTGTGCGCGAGATTTGCGTGACGTGACTGTCACTTTTCGTTTGGATTGGTTCTGTGGCATTTTTTTAATTGAGAGGACAAAACGATATGTTTATCGTAGGGGTCAGAAAGAAACCAGTCAGCATAGTTCTCCTACAATTCGCGCTTGTAGAAACGGTTCATCGCGTGTGGATCTGTGGGATCGTGATTAATGTTTGAAGGGTGTTGCCTGTTGAACCGTAACAGTTGCTCACCGGTCATTTTCAAAGACTCAATGTTTTTCCGAGGAATAAACTTGTTGAATATGTCGAAACTGTGCCCCCACGCCTATATTGAGTGCATCCTCGCTTATTGGTGTTGCTCGGCCGTGAGTTAGCCGTCTGTATATCTACCTTACATTAAAGCCCTGAGCGGCAGTCTTCCAACTGTGTATCCCCTATACGACTTCACAATCGCTTTTGATAGAAACGAAACTGTTTCGTGGTTTATTTCGGCCATCTTTGCACACTGACCGAGTGAACCAGTCGTGTCGGGTTGCCTAACGTACGCCCTGGTGAACATCCTGTGCAACACGTCCTCTTCATGTTGCTGTTCAAACCAAACAGATGCATCATCACCGGAAACCCAAACAATAAAGTCGTATGGTGCACCGAGCATGGCATATTCTAGGTACATGGACACTCGCAGTGTGTTGCCAAATGTGGTCTTTGTGGCGTCACCACTGCGGACTGTGCCATCGATTTTTCCTTTCTCATAAATCTTACCTTTCTTGTCTCGAACTATGTAAGGCACGTTTGTGAGCGTCATCGCCTTCACGAGGCTTTGCTCCATTAAGGCTGATATGTGCACATATTTGCGCATTTTTGTTATAATGGCAGCAGACACAAGCTGGATATAATAATTGTCCACACTAGTAATCAAACTTGTGTATTAGGATGAATCGTGACCACTAGTATCTGCTGCAAATTGCACATACCTGAGAGGGACTTATGTTTTCAATTTGTCTTCCAAACCTTCGCAGGACAGGCCATGAATGAATGACGGGAGAACAGGCTTGAGAGACTTGATTAAATGTGCGTTAAAATAGCCTGCGAGCAGCATCATTGTGGGATCTTGTGACCATATCGCTCTGTTCCTTTCTGAGCTGGCCCCTTCTTCGTCGAGACACACTTACTCTTTCTTCACGTTCAGAGTCATTCTATTTCTAATTTGTTGTTTATCTACAGCCTCGAAATAGCCCTTCATGTACATGTCTCTTTTTGTCTTCGGGAACCGTGACATGTATTCGTCAAGTGATAGATCCATCGTCATGATGTATGGTAGAGCCGATGATGCTAGTTGGCCCACTCTGCGTTTAGCGAAGGCCTGGAAATCCTTGAGGACATGAGGGTCTGGCTGCGTTCTGGTACCACCCTATCTTCCGTTTAATGCGTATTACCTGTTGATCGGACAGTTTGCCCATGTAATGCTGTGTATCGTATTCGGTCCGACATAAATGGTAGGGCCTGATTATACAAATTTGTTTTGTCGTTCTTTGCAAGTACACATCATAGAAAGCTTGCGGTATGTTTCGCTGTCTATTTGTACGCCTTACTTTGATTGGACACAGCTTTTGCCACCTTTGTTGACATCGCTTTAAAAGCGTGCCTCTGTTATGTGGGCGTTTGACACTGGCTGATCACCTATCTGATTCGAATAGTTTGTGGAGCTAAATGGTGAGTAAAGGCCCCCTCCTCTTATTGCGCTATTTTGCAGCATTCGCATTCTTTCTGTTTCTGTATTATTCGCAACAATATGCCCTTTGCGGACCTTATATCGCAAGATGCAAGTGAACAAGAAACATGCCACAACTACAAACGCTAAAGCACTCCACGGAGCAATGCTACAAATAATCGCAACTATCACAAGCATGTTTGTGTAGCTACAATAAGCAAGTGACTTACAGTCCTACCATGCTCTTCGATATGGGGCTTGGCCTATAATGTATTAATGCACGTATGATGATTGTTTCTGAAGTGAGTCACATTGTATGCTATACATGCGTTCCATAGCAATATTGAACGCGTTGTCGCATCGCTGCATTTCGTGCTCCGTAAGGGGCGACGCATAATTGGAAGATGTTCTTGATTCTGTCTATGTTAGATAGTACGCGAAATTTGAGTGAAGACGCGTCTTTATTTTATCAATGCGGTCGGATCTGTGCAATTCATATTCCCCAAGAACGTAATCGGTGTCCGATTTGAGTGCGATCTGTCTTCTGGGCGCAGATTGAATACCAGCAAGAACGTTGAGGAGTGGGCTACTGAATGCTCGACACACATGATGTGATCCATCCCAGTTGGGGTTGTTCTGTGCGGGTACACACATAGCACAACTATCAAGGACAAATTGATTTTAATCTGAATACGGTTGATGCAAAAAACGAGGGTTCTGTATGTTACCTTGAGTGTATCGCTTAACATGGACCAGCACCATTCTCATTTTTGGGCCTGTTTAGATTGATGCGATTTCGCTCCACCTCGAAGTTCTGCTGTGTGGATAAGTTAGATGCGATGTGGTTTGATACCTGTCTTCACAGGCGTGTGAGTTCCAGTGAAAAGCCGCGTGTCTGTAAACTTAGCCTCCTCCTCTTGGAACATATACACACTGACCCTTATCCACAGCCACGACGTAGTCTGGTGTTTCAGGTTGATCTTTGACTTCCTTACCTGACGCATAATTCGTGTATGATTAGTACACGCCGTCTGCACATGGGTGCACTGTGAATATCACGTATGCTTCGATGGCTGAGCCTTTAACAATGGAATTGTGTATGGAGTCCGCGACGCCGGGATAATAAACGCAATCGTTTGCAAAGATCGTGTTTTTATTTGTCCATATCTCTGTGTCCCTGAAATTGTTCTTCATTTTCTCAAATTCTGTCGTAGGAACATGTATCATGTTGCCTTGTAGAGTGACCAGTCTGTGTATCACATTTTTCGGCACAGCGTTTTATTTGATGTAGTCGTCGTCATACTGATTTATCTTGTCTCTAATGGCATACACTCTTTGGTCATGGAACATACGGGCAGTTTGGACGTACTTTGAACCGATATCAATAACAATGTTCCCTCTGTGAACTCTTTGTGCTGCTATAAGCTTCATGAAATCGTTGGCTGATCGGACAAAACTATGAGACTTTGTGTTGTTGTCCTTCGGTCTGTTTGTGAAACCGGCTCTGAATTGGTTGCTACATTGTGAAAGGTTCACGAGGTCGGAAAAATTCCTCTCCATTACGTTGGTGAATTGGAAGTTCACCATCGCGCTGACTATTATCCTGTACTCGCCTGACACAGCAAGTCGTGGCCTTGAGTACCTAGTATTCTCGTCGTCACCGGGACGAGAGACAACTACGTCGTCGTTACCGCCCTTGCCGCCGTACGTCTTTATCTCGTAGTCGTCGACAACGCCTTGTAGAGTGTTTACGTATGACCACTTTGTGGCGTCATCGTCACTCTAACGATCAGCATCATCCGGCTCTGTGCGTGAATCGTTATGGACACTCATGTGGTCCGATTTTTCCTGGATCACATCGACACAGTTTTTCGTCTGTTCTTCCTCTATTTCCATGTCATCATCATGTTCATGCGAGTTGAGAAGGCCTGAACGCGCACCCGCGCTTGCGAAATAGATAGGATTGCGTGCTTGAGGAGGTAAGATCACATAACAATGTCCATTGAAAAAGTGTTTATTGAGGACGAGATAAACACCGCTTAATCTTTTTTCCTGTGACAATTGAGTGAGGCTGTCGAATGTCTGTTGGTGAAAATAGACGCCAAGCATTTCGCACCATTTTTGTATGTCTTCAAGAACACACCCACTAAAGTTCGTCGGGTCGAAATGAATGTCGAGTTTGTTTGGCCCGAATGTTTCGATGTTTGTCCTAACGGTGTCATATGCGGCTTATGGGTCCTTGAGTGGAAAACCCATGTATGCACTTATTGCGAAGAAAGCGCAGCAGTTGTTTGTTGACGGAGGACTGAAAATCTCTTGTCCGTTTTTTGTTTTCGTGTAGCTCCAGCTCTTTGGGTCACGACCGTTTTGTTTGTTTTGTTTTGCCATACTCATCAAGTCGCGACGTGTCTCTTGATGAATGCCAGCGTTATCGTCGTTGTTCAGACTCGGTGCCACCGGCTTCCCTCTGTCACCCAAATTGTCTGGATCGAGTAAATTCCTGTTGCGTCTTTTTTCACAGGTGTATAGGTAGTGTTGTTCTTTGTTCACGGTTTTATAAACAACAGGCTTTCTTTTCTTCTGCTTGTTCAGTGAGTCACACTGATGACTCTACCGGCTTTGTTCTTGGTCAGCTCCTTTGGCGGATCGGGACCGTCCGTTTCGGTCCTGTTTATCCTTCCGCAGACAAGTACATGCTGCGGCGAACGTTGTGTTTGCGACTTTATCGGCATCGCGACCGTCGTTATTGCCTTCTTGTGGTAGCATAACCTTGTTGTCGATTTTTACCGTATCGTAACGGGCGCTTGTTTAG